AATTTCACCAAGAGTATCTAGTGTTCCAGGTGCAGAGTTAACAAGGTCAGCGACTTTAGTATCTACATAAAGTTTGGTAGCAGCATCAGCGTTATCTGTAGGTGTAGCAAGAGATGTTACCTTCTGGCTATTGACAGATACTGAACCAGTAGGCGCAGCCATTTGGTCTAAGCGAGATGTTCTTACCTGTGTATCAAAATCTGAAACAGTTGCTGCTAGTTGAGTGCCAGTGTGGTTAGCACGGGCATATGGGTCAGTAACCATTTTGGCTGCGGTTATAGTTCCGTTAGCAATATCTGAGGCTACAATAGTTCCATCTACCAAGTCAGCAGATGTAATAGTTCCGCCAAGGTCTAATTTAGTCTTAGCGATAGCAGCACTAGCATTTATATCTGCGTTGACAATAGTGCCGTCAGCAATCATAGTTGATGTAACTGTGCCTGTATCTCCAGCAGTAATTGCTGTGCCTGAAATCTTTGTCTTATCAATAGCAGCAGATGCGTTAATATCAGCATTGACGATAGCACCAGTGCCAATTACAGTTGTAAGACTTACGTTGCCAGTGCCATCAAATGTAACTCCACTTGCTTCTACATCTCCAGTAAGTTGGAATGTGCGAGCAGTGGCTAAGGCTGTAGCAGTAGCAGCGTTACCTGTTGCACTACCAGCAGAACCAGTTACGTTACCAGTTACGTTACCAGTAAGATTACCTGTAAAGGTTCCAGCAATAGCACCTGTGCCAGTAATGGTTGGGCTAGTTAAAGATTTGTTTGTAAGTGTCTGAGTAGTATCTGTGCCAACTAAAGTTGTAGTAGCGTCTGGGATAGTTACTGTTCTATCTGCTGTCGGGTCTACAACTGTAAGGGTTGTTTCAAAAGCATTAGCAGTAGCACCTTCAAATACAATGCTGCCATCATTAAGAGTAAGGCTTGTGACTACTGGACTTGTTAAAGTTTTGTTAGTTAAAGTTTGAGTAGTAGTGTCACCAACTACTGCCACACCTACTGCTAAACCGTGAACATTTGTTGATGCTTCAATGTGGTCATTGGCTTCTTGGTAATCTCTACCAATTGCCATATGTCGCACTACTGCGCCAGCAGAGTGAGCAGAACCAGTGCCAGGAGTTGCTGAGTCAATACCTCTAGCAATTGTTAGTGTGTTGCCAGATGAATATACGGTAACATCTACAATTTCTTCAAGGGCTGTATCTGGGTCAATTACTACTGTATAGGTCTGTGTGCCAGTAAGTGTCTTACCACCCATAACTGCTGCACCATTGACTACTGTCATTGTTGTAGCCGTAGAGGTAATAGGAGCACTCAGTGTTGTTTGCTGGGCTTTTGAGGAATATTTTCTAGTTGTCATTTATTTACCTATCGGCTGTAATGGACGCGGATTGGATAGAGCGTTTGTTGTCTTTGGGTTTCTTCGTTCAAGCGTTGTGTATATAGAGCGTAAAGTTGTTTAGTTGCAGTTTGTGATGAACCGTATGGTCGCTTGCTATCTGTCTCATCTGCTTGTGGGCTAACCTGTGCCGCACGTGCTGGGTCAAGGTAGGTAAGTAAACGATAAGCAGCACCAAGAGTTATGACATCCTTGCAAGATTCTGGCAATCCAGTTTGTGTTGAGAAGTCTTGAGCATTGGTTGTAAATGCTTCTGGGTCTGTAGCATAAACAACCTTTACAGTTCTACCAGGAGTAATGTAATCACCAATAGTTACAGTCTGAGCATTTGCTCCAAAGGCGGCAGTAGATGCTGCCGAGTCCCAAGACCAACGGCGAATAGGAATCCATTCTTCAGACGGACCAACTGATTGCCACATAATGGTTAGAATATTTTGAATATTTAAGTTATTAAATTCATAAGTTGTTTGAACTGGATTAAAGACAAAAGTGGTTGACTTAGCAGCAAAGATGCTAGAGCCTGTGGCTCTGATAGTATCATTAATTGCTTTCTTAATTACATAGCGTGGGAATGTTGGTGAGATAGTAACCTTTAGGTCTGCAGCGTGGGTAGCAGCAGTAGTTCCTAGGTAGCCTCTACCAAATGGAGAGATAGTTGCTGTGTTAGAGATACGGTCAAATGAATCAATCCACATTAACTCTTCTTCAATTTCAATTACACCTTTACCTACGTTTTCAGTAGAACCTAGTTCAAGGATGGTGGGTGATGCACTAGTTGATGTTGTTGTAGATACAGCAGTGCGAAGGTAGGTTGCTCGGTCCTGATTAAAGGTATAACCTGAAAGGTTAAGTTGAACCTCATCAATAATATCTGTTAATGTAGTTGTCATAGGTTTATGCTCCTTAAGGCTGCAGGGGCTGCTAAGCCAGTTGTTCCAGCAAGTTCATTACAGATGCCATCTAGGTCTTTGAACTTATCTCTTGTTCTAGATGATGATGCCTTGATATTCAAAGCGCCGACAGTTGGCATACCAGTAGTTGAAGCCCAGGCATTAGCAGCGCCTTGTTCATCAAGGAATTTTGCTACATCAGTAATTCCAGCAAGACGATTAAGTTCTGCTGTAAGACTGCTACCTGCTTTGCCAAGTGCCATTTGTTTTCCTATCTAGGTGTAATCAGTTTTGACTTAGGTGCTTCTTTAGGCTTACCAAAAAATGCTTTGTAATAATGCTCATCTAATGAGAAGCGTTTCATATGTGGAGCAGTGGCTGCCGTATGGCAGTAGAGTGGAACTTCAGCCTTATCGCATAAAGCAAAGAAGAATATATCCTCACCTATGAACTTAGTTCCTCTGCCCATTTCCATAAACATCTGCCCCTCTGGGGCTACAGCACGGACCTTCTCAACCACACTGCGGTGCATTAAGACATATCCCATACCTGCTGCATCAACCTTTATTAACTTGTTCTCTGGAAGTGGATGAACTCTGCTTAATCCAAATCCGCCTTCACCATCATTAGTAAAACTAAATACGGTAGGCATTGGAACCATTAAAGGTTCTTCAGGGTTATCTGTAGTGAAGTAAACACCAGTAACCATTGGTCGCTCTTTAACGTCTTTGTTATCCCATAGTAACTTAAATGTATCTGGGCTAATTACTACATCTGAGTCTACCCATAGTAGCCATTCGTAATCAGTCTTGTCATACCAGTATTCAATTACTGTTTGTCGCTGTCTTGCTATCTGGTTGCCTTGGCTTCGCAGTGAAGCATTGAATGTAATACCTGACTTAAGTAATACATCTGTAACACCTTGCATAAACTTGCCATCTACCATACCGTTATCGCACCAGGCGATTGCTACTGATTCTTGCATTGTCCCCACCTTTGTTATTTTTTCTTGGCTGCTGCGTTGTCTATAAGATTTGGATAAGGTCGTCCAGCCCTTTTAGCCGCAGCCTTAGCCTTAGTCTTCTGTGCTGGAGTAAGCGGTGTTGATTTTTTATTAGGATTCTTTTTATCCCAAAATGCTTTCTTCTTCATTACCACTTAACCTTGTCTGCCCAATATGCGGCACTCATTTTACCTTTAGCAATGTTTGCTCTGTGACGTGCCTTGAATGATTTCTGACGAGCAGTAGGAGTCTTGTCTCCAGTAACTCCTTGTTGACCAAAGCGGATGGTCTTTACTTTGTCTCCAACTTTAGCCACGACAACGTGTGATTTTTCAGGGTGATTAGGGGTGCGCTTAGGTTTATTAAACCCTGACACCCCTGCTCGCTTTAATCTTGGGTCTGACATTATTACTTCTTCTTGCCCATCTTCTTCATTGTCTTTTTAACAACCTTCTTCATTGGCTTGCCTGTCTTCTTGGCTTCCATCTTAGCCATTGCCATACCCTTTGGTGTGTATGCAAATTCTTTCATTCCAACTTTTGGCATTATATTTGTCCTATCTCTTTGAGAACTTCTACGGATTTTGTATTTATATCTTTTGTCTTAGGCATAGTCTCTGCGTTGTAGGCTTTACCTAAAGTCTCTGATGCTTTGTATGCTTCTTGTATATGTCGCATACTTGTTCCTGCTGGTTGCATTCCCTGGTCCCTAGCATCTCTGTAGGCTTGCAGTTCTGCATTCCATTTCTTATCTGGTATATCTCTTGTTGCATCTCCTGCATTCATCTGCAGCGTTCCCGCTTTACATCCGAAGCAAGTCTCATCGTAGACTGGATGGTATTCCCAGTGTTTCATATTGTCCCCTATTGTGCTATAAAGTTTGCCTCTGTGACTCCTACACCACCAGCGATAAGTGCTGCCTTTGTAGTATCGTCAACTGTATACTCATAACCACCACGATAAGTTTCGGTGTAGTCATCTAATGTTTCATCCAGTATAAAACGAACCTGAGAATAAGTTCCGCCATTCTTGATGATTGTTATTCCCTTGTCGCCTTTGAAAAAGTAGAACAGGCGATGAAGACCAATAGGTGCTTCTTTAACTACTGGTGTCTTGAATGTGTAATTAGCCATAGTTCTCCTTAGTGGACTCAATGTAAACCAGGAGCCGAAGCCCCTGGTCTACCTTCAATCAACTATGCGATTGATGAACCTGATTCGATACGGAATAGTGCTTCTTCGCGGTAGCGAGCAAAGCCTAGAACTCCATACCAACCCATTGGACGGTGACGCATCAAGCGGTCAACGACTGGTCCGATAACTACGTGTGGCTCTTCAGCAACTGCTTCTGCAAGTGCTTGTTGTCCACAGATAATTGTGCGGTAGTTGCGTGCTGATGAAGAACCATCTGTTGCGTTGTAAAGACGTGCAGATTCTACGAAGTATGCACCTTCGTATTGTCCGATTTCTCCAGCCCAGATACGGTCTTGTGCAGAACCGTATTGGTTTGGAAGCAACCAGCCAGCAGAACCTGTTTCAGCACGAAGGTCGTGTGAAACTTCTGGGTGGATACCAGCCCAGTAGAGTGAACCCTTGCGAGCAACTGCCTTGTTAGCGCGTAACTTAGCCACTGCGCGGCGGATGTTTGCAGAAGAGATTGTTGCAGCAGCAGTAATTGTTGCTGTTGATGTTGCAGTTGAACCTGAGTAGATTACGTTTGAACCACCGCGAAGAGTAGTCATTGCAACTGAGTCAATAGAATCTGCTAGGTTGAATGCAATAATGTTAGCGATTGCTGGGTCTACATCAGCAAGGCTGAAGAGTTCCAACGCACGAGTAACAAGAACTGAGTTACCATACTCGTTAAGAGTAATGGTTACAGATGTTGGTGTAGACATTGCTACTGCATCTGGGTCAGTTGTTTCTGTGAGTGCAGTTGTTGCTGCTGAAAGGTCAACATAACGTTGTAGAACGACTGTTGAGCCAGGGATTGATTGGTTAGTTGGGCGTTTGTCTGCGACAGAACGAATTAGGGGTTCTGAACGGAGAGCAAACTCCAAAAGACGGTCATACGCCTTTTGTACTAAACCTGCTGAACCAGCGGTACCGCCGAGAGATGCGGAATCTGTGGATACGTAGGCATTAGCCATTGCTTGTCACCTCCAAGTGACTAGGAACTAT